TGGCTCCATCAACCCATAGTGCTTAGCCAACACCCGAAGGGCCGAGAGCTTATCGTGCATCTCAACCTCAATCGCATTCCCGTGCTGACCCGGAGTCACCTTTACCTTCTTAATACCCTTCTGAACGTGCTCAGGAAGGGCGTCAGACGCTTTTAGCGATATAGCACCATCAGCATCCCACTGCAGAACATCGGTGACGTTAGATGCCCCAATAGCCTGCAGCTCCTTTTTAACCGCTTCCTTCTCATCGCCAGTGCCAATGGCTAGCTTTTTGCGTGCTTGGCGAACCGTCATATTCATGTTTCACCCAAATTCAGAAAAATTTTGAGGGGTGGCCCCCATACAGCGTGGCATGCCCGGGGGGGGAAAGGGTGGCCTTTTTGCCCCACCCCCGTCATCTGCCTCACCACAGCGCAGCCGCGCATCTTTGCCTACCACCCCCCCCTACCCCATGCACTTGGTTATGCCCTGCCGCTGATCTCAAAGGCCTGCCCATCGTGCAACTTGGTTGAGCGCCTTCGGTATTGACCACCCATGCTTTAGCGCTTGCTTGCACATGGCCGTAGTGGCCTCGGTTACCTGCGCTGCACTGACATCCCTCGATGCCAGCTCCCGAGCAGCACCCATCGACTGCTCAGCAACCCTGGGCTGGCCTGTGGTCTGCTCCACAGCTCGCTTAAATGCGCTTGCCATTACTTCTATTTCTCTATCTCCACCCCTCGGACTCCCCGATCTTTTATCCTTGCCGGGTTGGTCTGTCACTCCCTGTGTCTCTACCTGTGTGTCGCTCTCTACTGGTGTATCTACTATGCGGGGACGAGGAGCTTCAAATTGCTCTTTGGTCGGCAGTGGGTCATGCCCTTTGAAAAGCACCTGATAGCGATTGGTAATGCCCCTTGATTTGCGCTTGATATGCATTGGGTATGCTTTGCGCTCTAGCTTTCGGACATACCCCGCCTTTATCAATTTCTGGACATGCCTGCTTACTGTCTCCGGCCTTACGTGGATATGCCGCGCCAATGTCAGCAACGAGGGCCATGCTATGCCGTGGGCGTTAGTATGAATGCAGATGGCGCCCAGCACTCTCAGCGTGGTTGGTTTGATTGCCCCGTCCTGTATGGCACGGGCTGGCATAACTGAGTAAGTGCGAGTGGCTGGCTTCTCTTTGGGGAAGTCTTTAACGCTCATGTGCCGATGACCATGCCCCATCAATTTTGCCCCTCAGCCAATACGCGCTCGATGTACCAGACAGCCTTGCGAAGCGATTCATCCCCCCCCTTGTGGCGGTAGCGCCATAGATACTTAATCGCGTTCAGAACGCGGAAGTCATGCCCGTCAGCTGCCAGCTGTTCCTGAACCTCGATGCACTCTATCCCGCCCTGCGTGTAATGCGCCGGGTGGTCTACGCTCTCATGCCCCGCGATTTCCGCGTATGCATCATCGAGCATGCCCCTCAGCATTCGCTCAGCCTCAGCAGCCTTGGCCTCGCTCTCTTCAATCTGCAGATGGTGCATTGCTTGCCCTCGCCTTGCTTGCCATGGCGTCAATGTTACACCCGATGCAATTATTTTTGCGCTAACGCTTGACATACTCAAAACCGCCGTATACCTTGCACTCGCACTAACCGAAACTTGGAAGCAAAAGGGGAAGCAATCATGAAAACCGACGTATACCAAAACATCACCGACCAGATCATCGCCGACATCGAATCAGGCAGCGCCAAGGGCTCCGATTGGGTCATGCCCTGGCATCGTGACGGCAAGGGCGGCGCAGGGTTTCCTATCTCGCTATCCACTGGCAAGCCATACCGGGGCGTAAATGTCATTGCCCTTTGGTGTAGCGCCAGCCGCCAAGGTTTCGATTCCAGCCTTTGGGGCACGTTTAAACAGTGGAAAGCGCAGGGCGCCAGCGTTCGCAAGGGCGAAAAGGGCACAAAGGTAGTTTTCTGGAAACAGTTACGCATCGAGGACAAAGAAAAGGGCGAGGACGGCGAGCGCGTCATTCCCCTGCTAAAGCAATTCACCGTTTTCAACGCCGATCAGGTCGACGGGTTCGAGGGCGAGGTTAAGCCAGATTCTGAAATTGGTGCAGATCGCGAGGGCGAGGCCGATGTTATCGAAACCGCCGAGGCAATCATCGACCAGACCGGCGCGGTGATCAATTACGGCGGCGACCGGGCTTGTTATGTTCCGGGCATTGATCAGATATTCATGCCCCAACGCGAGCAATTCACGGCAACCGATACAAGCACGGCGACCGAGCGATTTTACAGCACGGCGTTCCACGAATTAGCCCATTGGACAGGCGCCGATCATCGCTTGGCGCGCGGCAAGGGCAACAAGTTTGGCAGCACTGATTACGCTTTTGAGGAATTGGTCGCAGAATTGGGCGCCGCATTTACCTGTGCGATCGTTGGTGTATCATCCGCGCCCCGTGCCGACCATGCCCAATACATCGCTAACTGGCTGGAGAAGCTGAAGTCTGACAAGCGCTTTATTTTTGAAGCCGCCAAGCATGCCACCAAAGCCGCCGATATGATTACCGGCGAACAGGCAGAGCAGGAACGCAAAGCCGCCTAAAGTCGAAACGCCCCTGCGGGGGCGTCTGGCCGGGATAGTCTCCGGTCACTGATGAGACAGACAAACTAGAGGAAGCAAAATGAACATCACTATCCACAGCAACACCCACGTCGAAATTACGGACGGCGATATTTGCATTGCCCTCGAGTACGACGCTGCTGGCGACTTTGTCGACGCAGTGATGGCAGAGCCCGAGCGAGCCAATGAGTTTGCACAGATTGCTATCGCATCGGAGGAGGGCTAGGCATGAAAACGATCCGCATTCCTCAGCGCTTCTACGACTACCATGTCGACCGTGACTTGGATGCTCCGGCGGTGGTTGGCTCTAACAAACGCCACTACTACATCGAGAGCACAGACGATCACATCATGGAGCTTTACCGGGAAGCAGACGAGTTCTGCTACAACGATGACCCCGCCAATTTCGGGCTGGTCAGTTCCGCATGCGCAACTTGCAAAGCAATGGAAAAGACACTGGAGATTTACTAATGAACAACTACAACGGATGGACTAACCGCGAAACTTGGCTAGTTAACCTGTGGTATGGAGACGCGCTAGTCGATTTGGCCGAGGACAGCGGCACACCGATTGACGATACCGAAGCAGAGGAATGGATTCGCTACGTCGCAGAAGAATCCGAAGTCCTGAGCCAGCCTCCGAGCAATGGCCTGCTCTCTGATTTCCTCGAGCAGTGCTGGGCCGAGGTCAACTGGCGCGAGATAGCAAACGCAACCAATGAAGCAGCCGAGGTGCAGGAATGAGGGTGCTAGCAACAATCGCAGGGTTGATCCTTTTCTCTGCAGTCATGGGCTTGGTAGGCACAGCTGACGTTGAAGAGGAAAAGCGACAGCAGGAAAGCTACTGCGAGATGGTGAAAATATGGCACGACACTCACGGCGAGTCAGGTTGGCCGCCATACAAAGGGGAAGAGCAATGCTAGATAAGCGAATCGAGGCCGCAGAGCGCGGTGACATTGTGTACACCGGCACGACCTGCCGATCATGCGGCAGCGCCGAGCGATACGTCAGCAGCAACGCATGCGTGGCATGCCAGCGAACACACACACGCACCCATCGCAAGAAGGCGAGGGAAGCGATTAACCAGGCAAAGGCTAGACAAAGTTAAATGCCTGTAATAAGTTAGATTTTGAGGCGCAAGGGCGGCTCGTCTAGTACAATACGAATGCGGCTAACCTGCGTTTGGCCACGCAGGGACACCCCTAAACCTGTCCAGGGTTGCCGCAATCTTTTCAAGGACAGGCTTAAGGACAGGTGCTATGTATTACTATGCCCATCATATCGGTGACTTTCAGCGCGATACCGCCATGCTGACCGATCACCAGTGCATGACTTATCTGCGGTTGCTTTGGATTTACTACGACACCGAGCAGCCACTACCAAACAACACACGGCGTCTAGCTTTTAAGGCTGGCAGCGATAGCGAGACTGTCGGGCTTTTGCTTGAGCATTTTTTCGAGCAAGACGGGGACGTTTGGCGGCATGCCCGATGCGATGCCGAAATTGCTGAATATAAACGCCGATCAGAGAACAGCAAACGCGCTGCGCAATCACGCTGGAAGAATGCGGATGGTATGCCGTCGCAATGCGGTGGCAATGCGGGCGCATCGAAAAGTGATGCGGGCGCAATGCGGTCGCATAACGGTCGCAATGCTAGCGAACCGATTTTGGATGCCAACCAAGAACCGATAACCGACAACCAAGATAAAGAAAGTAAGAGGGGCAAAACCGCACCGCGGTTTGTGCCACCCACCGTTGAGCAAGTTAGCGAATATTGCAAGCAGCGAGGCAACAGCATTGACGCCCAAAGGTTCGTGGACTTTTACGCTAGCAAGGGTTGGTTTGTAGGGAAAAACAAAATGAAAGATTGGAAGGCTTCGGTGCGCACTTGGGAAAGCAAGCAAACCGATCAGCAGCCAACACGCAAGAGGAAGATGCTATGAACGAAATTGAAAAGGCTTTGATCGTGGCCGGGGTAATGAACCCAAACGGGGCGGCGTCAACACAAGTCACTGCCGACCACTTCAGCACGCCACAGGGGGCAGCGGTATGGCGCCAGATTCTGCAACAGATCGCCGCAGGCGAATCAGTCGACGGCGTCACCTTGCAGAACAAACTTTCTGGGCCGGACTTGGCGGCATTCGCCGATGCGATGACCACTTCAGCGTCGCCTGGGAACATTGAGGCCTATGCCAAGCAGGTTATTCGTGCCTCAGATCTCCGCAGCCTTTGCTCACTGGCCGATCAGGTTAAGACTAGGGCCAAGGTAGCGGGGCCAGAAGAAATCGCCGCAGAACTCCTCACAGGAGCTCTGAGCATTGGAAAGTCAGATAAGCAGACTGAGTTTTCTGCTCGGCAGCTGATGGCTGACACCGTTGAGAGGGTTGACGCTGCTTCTACTGGACAGCAGCTCGGGCTGAAGACAGGTTGGCGAGCTTTCGATAAAAAACTGGGGGGATGGCATGCGGGTGATTTAACGATCATTGCCGGGCGGCCTGGTATGGGCAAAAGCGCCATCGGAGTGGGCGCCGCGATTAACGCAGCCAAGCTAGGCGCTAATGTTGGGTTTGTCTCGAGCGAAATGGATGCAGTAAGCCTGGGGATGCGCATGGCCGCAACCGAGGCCAACGTGAGTGTCAGTCACTTGCGGTTGGGGACTTTGCCCGAGCAAGACTTTGCCCGATTCGCTCAGGCCACTGCTGCCATTGCCAAGCTACCGCTGCGGGTGCTTGACGCTCCCGGTTGGTCGATGAAACAGATCGTTCGCCAGTGCCATGCGTGGTCTAGGACTGGGCTCGACATGGTAGTGATCGATTACTTGCAGCGAGTGAAGCCGGACGCAAAAACAGACCGCCATGACTTGGCGATTGGCGAGATGGCGAAAGACTGCAAGACCATGGCTAGCACCCTGCAGATACCTGTTCTACTGCTCTCGCAGTTATCACGACAGGTTGAGCAGAGACAGGACAAGCGACCTGGGATGTCCGACTTGCGCGAGAGCGGTCAAATAGAGCAGGAAGCAGACAACATCCTGATGCTCTATCGCCCAGCGGTTTACGATGACTTGGCAGACTCCCGCGAGGGCGAGGTGTTGGTAGAAAAGCAGCGCCAAGGCCCGGTGGGTATAATCCCGATGCTATGGGACGGCGAGCAGACAAGATGGGTTGACCCGAGCTGATCGCTTCATATATAAACCACGACACGCAACAAGAGGAAGCAACGATGCGTAACTTAGACCAAGAAAACTACGACGACATGATCGCCGAGATTAAAGTCGCACGGGAGCACGTTTTTGAGTGGCTTGAGCAGCAAGACCAGCTCGGGAAAGAGCGAGACGAGGTTCACGCTGCTTATGATCATTTGGATCGAGCGGTAACGGCAATGGGGATTGCCAAGGAAGCGAACCACGTCAAAGACGAGCAAGACATGCGGGAACTAATTAACCGCGTGGAGACTGGCGCCAGCACAAGGATGGATGGAACCGTGCTCCGGCGCGTCCTGCAACTTAGCTAAAGCGTTTCCAGAAAGACAAATGCGCCCGCTTCTTTGCGGGCGTATTGCTTTGTGATGCTCAGACTTACAATCTGCGAGTCATCCAGATAAGCCACCCCGTTCAGACCATCCATAATTGACTTCAAGTAATTATCAAGATCAGGCCGGGTTGTGGGCTTAATCATGCCCATAGCCGCTTCAGAGGTTTTGGTTTTTGACCACGACTGCGGGATTAGCAAATACATATTAACTTTTAGATCGAGCGGCCCGTCGATTGGCGTTTGGATTGGGCATGCGCCAGCAACAACCTTCTCGAAGTCAGCGCTTTTCTTTGGTGTGTACGCCCTGGGTTTGTTGCCCCGCATTGTCACCCGTGGGCGAGCCTTAGCAACGATGGGGCCGGGGACGTAGAAGTTATATTTCATTATTAACCTGCTCCAGTAGATCACCCTGCGAGCCGTAGCGATCTTCAAACTCTCGCGGGGACTGGTGATACCCAATGTCCACCGGGCCGCCGTGGCGGTGGTGTACAGGACACAGAGGGATGGTGTGCTGGTGGCTGGCGCGTTTACCCATGCCAGACCAGCGATGACCTTTTAGGTGGTGGATTTCCGTGTCCACAAACCCGCGCCCCTCGTTGCGGCAGAC